GCGGCAGCCCTCCCGATATCCCCTGCGATATGGTGACGCAGTAGCGAGCCCCGCCGAAGCTTGCGGGAAAAGTCCCGCAGCGCTTGCGCATCATTCGGTGCGCCTTTCTTTTTTGTTGCGTGCCACTGTATCGCAGTCGGGCCGGATGCCGCATAGCAGCCGCCCTCCGCATCAGTACCTACCCGCTTTTTTCCGGTTCCATGCCCAACGAACACAATAACGTCCGATCTATTGCGAGCGCATAACGGCGTGCCGCTGCCGCAGTCCATGCATGTAAACGAATCGGACATTTCCGCAGGGCAACGATAGAAGCGCACGCCTTCGACAATCTTAGGCCATTGATCCGCCGAATCGTACGGGGCCGCATATACGGCAGGCTGTCCGGCTTTCACCGAAGCCACCGCATCCGCCACGGTATCGCAACTGGCATTTATCAGGGTTTTATTTGCTGCGGGTTTTGGCAGTGCAGCCGCCGGAAAATGGCTGTAGGCCCAAGCCAAGCCATCACGGGGCACGCTGTCGTAAACGGCCTGTAGGTATTCCGAATCGATGTTATCCGTGCCGGTCTCGCTCTTAGGGTGAAGCTTGCACGTTTTAGGGCACGTCCCGTAGGTCTCATGCTCGCCTGCGCGATATGTAACGGCAATTGGGCCGGTCTTGCTGTTGCTGCTGGTTTCGACTGTCTTTAGCATGGTATCTATCCTTTCTGTTGTGTCGGACTATTCCGGCATGGCCCCATTATGCGGCAACTGGCGCTGTTCGCTGTTTGTATTTTTCTATCGTCTCGCGACTAATGATAGGGATCGCGCTGCGGGCCGGAAAGTCCCACGGGAAACCCTCGATAACCATATTTTCCGCATAGTGTCGCGCAGCCTTCAAAGTATCGAACGCAGCGACTGCGGTTTTGGTGCTGGGATAGCAAACGACAAACTTTAGGCGCTGTCGTGGCTTGGGGTGATGCCGGACATATTGCGTAGGGTTTGGCGGGGCATGCACTGCCGCGAGATTGCCTGTTTGCTCCGTATAAAAAGCGGCTTCGGCTTGCGCGGCCTGCTGGGTTTCAAACGATCCCAAAAGGGTGTGATTGTGGTTGTATACGTTGAACATGGTTTTATTCCTTCGTGGTTTTGCAAATACGGGTAACGACTTCTTCGCCGCCTTCGCACATATCCGCCGCCGTAGTTATCGCGTTCACTATGTCTGCAATAAATGCATTGTCCGTAGTATGGACGCTGGTTTTATATACCCCACCGCATGCGGCAGCATGCTCCCAGTTTGGATATTGGCTTGGTCGATACATTTCCACCTGACAACCCGCATGAGGGCGTGCCTGCTCCCACAAACAATAAGCATCAATGACGGAACGAGCATCATCAAAACGATCAATGATCACGCCTTCGTCGTAGTTTGCCGACAGCATGAGCGCAATGGTCTCGACTGTAGGGCTGTTCACATAGGCCATGCAGTTTGCATATGCAGCCACAAATGCCTTGATTTCTTTTTCGGTCTTCATCTCTCTATCCTTTCTGTAGCGCCGCACCATTGCGACACAGCCTCATTGTAGGGCCGATTTCATGGCCCGCTCATTGATTTTTTCTACTGCAAATCAGCGCCCGATAGCAAGTGCCGTAGGTGCTGCCAATCCATGGCGCGAGATGTCCACTCAAACAAAGGAGGATGCCGCAGCCCTGTACCGGACAAGGCAATGGCATCCTCGCCCCTGTACAGCCGGATGGTATCGGGGCGCGTGGCAGTGCCTTCCCACTTGACCAGCACAAAGCAGGGCCTGCCTGCTGTGGAATGCCGAACCAAAAAGGCCACCTGATGGGGCCGCAGCGCCACCTTCAAACCACGGGCAACAACCTTCAGTTCCACCAGCACGAACCGATCATCAATGCCGATCAGCATATCCGGCACACCTAGGTTCACGCGGTTTTCAAGGCGCTCGATAAAGCAATCCGGCAGGCTTGTCCGGACACGCTGAGAAAATCTACTCTCCGGTGTTGTCGGCATGGTCGATCTCGAAGATGTCCAAGGGCGGCTGCGCCACCCCTGCATCGAACACGGGGTCGGCCTGTTTCGCCAGACTGTCTAAAACTTCCCCCGTGGTCGCATCGATCAAGGCAGTTGGAGGAGGCCCGCCGTACAGGCGCTTCAATTCCTCCAGTTGATGCTGCACTTCTTCCTTGCTCATGCTGTCAATCGTGCCATGCCGAATTTCCTTGCGCTCCACGTAAATCGTGCCCAAAGCCTGACCGCGCCGGTACTCCGCCGCCACCGCAGCAGAAAAAGCACCAGCGTCCAAAGCCTTGTCGCGGATGATCTGCAAATCCCGCATGTGCCGCTCATAGCTGGTGTTGTACTTCGAGGACAGTTCTGCCCTGTAGGCCTGAATTGCAGCCACCACGTGGGGGTACATCTTGGGGTTGGTCAGCTTCCACGCCATGACCGATGCAGAGGTCTCCCTGTACCCTGCGCGGATCGCGGCTTCCTTCAGGGTCACACGTCCATCGCCGGAGACGTACTCCTGCACAAACTTCCATTCCTTCTCATTCAAGACCCTGCGTTGTTTGCGCAGCGGGATCACTTCCCCCGCCATGCGCTGCTTGGCCTTGTCAGGGATGACAGGCGGCACGTTCCATACGTCCCGTTTGGTCATGCAGTCCTCCACAAGCGCCAGCCGTTCTCCACCTTCCGCAGGGAGAACGCCCACTTGGGTGCATGCAGGCGGCAGAAGTGGGCAGCAGCCACCCTAGCAGAGGCTCCACGGGCCTCTAGGACAAAAAGGATGCTGTCCCCCACGTCCATGTCCCGAAACGGGTACGTGGACTTCCTACGGGGCAGGGGCACTCCAGTGTCAATTTTGATCGCCAGTTCTTCCATTTTGGTAACGCCTCGAAAAGCAGTAGAAACCCTAGTATACAGGGTGTAGGCCAAATGGTCAACTCTCCAATTTCCAGCCCCATATAGAACTTTTTTCACTAAAAAATAATTTCTGAATTTTTTTTTCCGAACCGTAGGGACACCCCAGTAAATTACACCATTTGTATCACCGTAATGTACTGTGTTCTCATAACCTATTGATTTCATTCACTAATTACACCATTACGTCCATTACGTCTAATTTTAAAAAATAAAAAATAAAAACTCTTTTTCTTGGAAAAAACTCTATATAGCACCCCCAAAATGTCTAACAAACCCGTTCTATATGCCCAAATGCACATAACAACCCCCAAAACAGCCCAAAACATAGGGTATACCCTAGTGTCAATTATGCGGATTGACACCCAAAAATAAAGCCTACAGTAACGCGCAGTAGGCTAGAATAAGCCACGGTCCGCGATCCTCAACCCATCAGCAACGCACCGTAATCCGTGTAACAACCACAACTGAGAAAGGATAGAGCAATGCAAACCCAACTGCCTGAGCAAACAAGCATAGCTGACTTAACGCTGGCACTTCCAGTGCAAGTCCACTATGGCTTGGATAAAGACGGTAAAACCCAAGTAACAGCGGTCACCATAACCGTGGGCCGCGAGTCTCTCAACGTCATCCAACTCCTTGGTGAGGATGACTTCTTCGACATCTTCGTCCAATTGGACGATTGGTATCACGAGGTGTCATGATGGATGATCTTGTCCAATACAACTACAAACTGGAATGCGGCAACTTCCTGATTTGCACCTTTGTCTACGAGCCATCGGAGCCCGCCACCTTTGACGAACCCGGCTACCCCGGCACGTGGTGCTTGGTCAACGTCTATTGCAACGGCGTGGACATCCGCGAACTCCTGTCCTCTGCCGTCATTGAACACATCAAGGAATGCTCAGAGATCACTTTCGAGATGATGGACGATAGCGAACCTGATCAGGAGCGTGACTATGACCCAGACTGACACACCGGAAGAGGAGTACCTGTTTTGGTCGCAGGAGCATGGCGAGGTGTACCTGTTTGCGCGAGACGAGGACCACGCCCTCGAGAAGTTTTATGAGATGTACAGCGGCAATGGCGACTACGAAATCGTCATGGAGCGCATAGAGCGTTGCCCCAAGTGCGAATGGCCTTGTGTGGAGATGCGCAATATCAAGGATTCGTGGGGCGCGGATCTGTATTCCTGCCACGTGTGTGATAACTGCGGAGAACAGTTTGGAGGTGACTTGAATGATGCGTAGTTTTGTTCGTTTGTATTTTATGTTCCGGCGCAAGGGATGGGCCTTTGTTCCGGCGGTCAGAGATTCTTGGAGATTATCAAAATGAAATTTATCAGTAAATGGAATGTTTTTGCTCGCATGGCCTTTTTGGAGACCCACGTCAAGTCCTTGAACTTGGCTGGACGTGATATGGCGGTCCTCGAAGCGCGGCTCGACAACCTGATGGCGCGGGCAACCAGCATCGAGCATCGGGTAAAGATGC